ATATGTTGCATCTGTAGGGTCAACTTCTACCATTGCCCATACTAAAATAGCTTGTTCGTCTAATGTGATAGTGAGTACACCTGAACTTAAAGATGATGTAATACCATCACTTCCAATTACGGTTACTCCATTTCCAATCTCTCTTTTTGTAAACCCTAATGCTCCCGATAATACTGTAAATACTAACTGCTCTTCAATACCTGTGTCTACCTTAGAAATACTAATGCCTGTAGATGCAATCAATTTATTTTCCAAGAAATTGCTTAAACCATCTTCCTCAGATACCTTTGCTTTGATATCTTGAAAATCCCCCTTCATAATTTCTTCATAAAGGCAGCGGATTTCCTTCATCACCCATTCTTTGGTTGCAGGTCCAATTTCTTTTAATACAGCCATTGTATTAGTATTAAAGAAGGAGGGAGGTCATACGACCCCCACTCCTCATTTGTTATAAATCTCAATTACCCGATACCGTCCGTACCAGCTGCTTTGTCTGAAGTCAGATTTGTAACATTGCAAGCGCAAAGAGCCAAATCATTTGCTTGTGCGTCAAATGATGGAAGCAACGCATCTACAATTGCGCTAAACCCAGCAGCAGTTGTTGAAGAAGCGCAAGGAATGAAAATGCTTGCCAACTTTGGATCGCTGTAGCTCAAGTTTCCACTAAAGTGATTGTAACGATAGTGAATATCCATGCTGTTGTAATCCTGACCATCTACAACCTGAGTTGAGGCATCTCCGATGAATACGCCTGACTGAGTTTGGCGATATGGACCTGCAAGGTGACCTTTCGCTACATACTCACGGTACTTTACTTCCTCGTATGAGCCTTCTTCCAATGTAGGGATTTGACGCTCAGTTACGGCTCCGCAGCAAGCCAATCCTTCTACAGGAGCAGCGACCAACTTGACGTTCCGTGGGAAATCATAAGTCTCAGGAATGTTACACCAGTCCTTCAAAGTAGGAAGAACAGTCTGAATACGAAGCGCAGGACAAGCCTTTGCATTTGCATCAGCACCTCCAATCAAAGTACCTTCTCCGGTCAGTTCGACACCTGAAGTTGCATTTGTGGTAAGTACAGTTGTGTTACCCGCAGCACCCGCAGCATCCAATGTAATGATAACTACATTACCAACGGCTTCAGCTGAAACGCCTGAAATGCCGTCAATAGCAGTAGCCAAATTGCCAGCAGTTGTAGCATTGTCTGTTTCCGCAGTAAATTCAGATGCTTCTGTCAAAGTAGTAGCACCCACAGTAACAGTTTTACCGCCATCCAATCCGTTCCAATCTGTAACAGTAATCCACCCTTGGGCAGACTGAGCATTTACAAGATTGTCAATGTCGGCATCAGAAAGAACAGCAGCATCCAAGCTTGTTGCTTTGTTCGGGTCAATTGCCCAAGCAGTAAACAAGCCATCACGGTCTGCATTGATTTCATCACGAAGCTTCTTGATTACCTCAGAGCAAATCGCTGCTTCGTTGTCACAATCTGTGCAGTTAGAGCAGCAATCTTTACCAACTACGAAAGTCTTGTAAAGTGGCTGATAACCCATCTTGTAAAAATCAGATGGAGATGTGATTGCAAAACGAAGTACATAATCTTCAGTACAATCAGTACATCCACCTACAATAAGGTCATACACACCTTCCTGTGGAGCAGAAGCACAACGTGTGTTGTAAGCTTCTACATCAGCTACGGTGATGATGTTTGTAGTGAGAAAATCGCCATTGCCAGTTCCTACAGCGATGTAGAAAGAACGGCTTGTGGCGGTGTTGTCTACGGACAGATTTGTCTTAGCGTCAAACACGCCAAGCTGTCCCTTTGCCAAAGTGTTGAGTGCTGCACCTGCACCGAGAACTGCCTGATCGCCAGTTGCTACAAGTACCTGTTCAACACTACCCATAATACTACTCATAATAATTCAATTTTAATTTGGTTAGTGAACTTTGAAAATTAGATTCTAAATCTCCTGTCACCAACGCAACTGTCAAATCCACCAATGTTTGATGAATTGAGTCCGCTAATTCACAGTCCTGCTTTCCCGTTAGTAATGTACCATCCGGTAAAGCATAGCCTCCATATGCTTCAGCCCAATGAATATATGCAGGTCGCCTTAAATATGTCATGTATGCGGAGTCGATTGTAAAATCAGTTTGGAATAACCGCAATTTATTATCGAAAAATAATGCGACTACTTCTCCCCACGCATAATCAGAATCAAATAAAGCCGACCCTCTATGAATGTCATCATGCTGGCCTATATAAGCTCTTGTCGTCCTATCTGGACAATTATCCTTAGTTATCTTTACTCTGGTTCCCCAATGATAGAAATAATCTTCAGGAAGAAAGGCAATGACCGAATCTTCGTCATAGTCGTCTAACTCTAACTGAACATCCGGCATTACAATTTTTCGCAGAGCATCAATGGCTGCCTGATCTTTTTCAGACCCCATTGCTTTATTTCCCGCAGCTAACGTACGCACTAATATTTCCTGCGCCCTATTTAATTGGACATCCAATTCAGGTATTTCCAAATTTGGATACGACTCAGAATCAACTCTGTCTAACCGGAGTTGAACTTCATAGTGCATTTGTTCTACGGTCATTCTTCATTTACTTTTTTAACAAGGTGCAGCCAAAACTTTTGGTTCTGTGGATCCATCAGATAGGCAACTGCTTCTTCTTTGTCATAGCCAATCACCAAGTCATCATAGACCACCTGCGTACCTTGACGTACAAAAATTCGATTCATAATAGCCATCTCAATCACCGAACGCACTTGTACTTCTTTCTTGTCCATGTTGGTGTAGAGTAGGAATTCTTCCGTTTGGTTTCGTACCAACTGCTCTACCTTCATGTCAATGTACTCCTGCGATTGCCCAGTTGCATTCTCTTTGCCCAACAAGGCTAAGATGTGTACTTTTTGGGCATTGGTCATCTTGATGTATTCAGCATAAGCCTTTGCTCGTTGCTGTGCTGCACTTGCTGCTGCTACCACATCATCACCATCGCTAATCAACTCATACATGGCTCCCGGACAAATTCCCGGATTACCATCTTTTTGTTTGTTGCATACTGTATCGGATGCTCGTGCCAAACCAAGCTGGATTAAATCCATAGGATTCTTATCATCCATTACTTTAGCATACGGCTCCAATGTCAACAAACCTAGTCCCTTCTTTCCCCAAAAATCATGCTCACGAATGTCAGGGCAAGTGCGAGTTACGTTATAGCCCGTTTGCTCCTGTATCCATTTTAGTTCGTCATCAGTAAGGTCAATCTGTATCTTACCTCCAACAACCAACGGATCTTCATAGCGTGTGCGCTGTATCTGATCCGGTGTGGCACTCAACCACGGTTTATTGTCATTACTTTCTTCGATTGGTCGAATTACGAATTTCATATGTTTTGTTGTTTAAAGTTGGGGGAGAGCAAACACCCTCCCCCTATGAATTACGATACTTTAGGAATAAGCATTCCACAGCGAGTGATGTCCTCAATGTGAATACCTACCTGCTCATGTGCGTGCATTTCATAGTAGTCACCTGCATGAGCAACAGATGCCTGATTGGTATATCCAAACGGTGAAGCCATACCCTCAATGTAGCGGATAATCATAGAATCACGCTTACGGACAAGCTTGATGTTTGACTCCATACCTTCGCCTGAGAAATCAAGGAATACATAACGCTCAGATTCGTAAGGGAATCCGGTCTTAGGATTGATTTCTGTGTTTACGGTCGTGTCATCGAAAGCTGGAACGTGGAATACTTCCATCTCAATTCCGTTTGCAAACCTTGCACGAGTAAACTGATAGCCAGCAGTCAACGAGTTAGCATGGTAGCTAGAGCTTGTCTTCTGAAGGTTGATGTCATCAGTTACCTGAAGGAAGCCATTGGACTTCTCACGATCGTTGATCGCACGGTGGAAGTTACGCATTCCGATTTCACCAGTACCTACACGCAGCTTACGAGCTGGTGCGCCTGGGGCAATACGTCCGTAGAAGATGTCGCTTGCAAAGTCTTCGAAAAGCTGTGCGCTTACAGTGCTGTAAGTGTAAGTGTGCGACTTCTCAAGAAGCTCAAGGATACCGGGGCCCTGACGAGTTGGACGACCTGTCGAACCGGGAACTGAAGTAGTTGACTGGCTGTACCAACGAAGACGCTCAATTTCACGATACCACTGGTAGTAAAATTCTGCTTCTGCATACTTAATCCAACCATTGTACTTGTTACCATCTTCGCCAATCATAGTTACATCCAATACCTCACGAGCAGCATCTCCAGTTACTTTGTAGTGCTTCCGGATACGGCTCAAGCGTGAAGCAAGGTGCATTGGCATACTGTAGTCAGTTGAACCAGACTGCTCTGATCCTTCTTCGTATACTGAAAACAGCTTTACCCACTTTGTGTTAGGCTCAAGATACTTGGCAGGGATGAACATTGCTTTGTCGTCCCAGTTTCCAACTACTGTGTAAAGCCATCCAGCTCCATGACGAGTTGGGTCTGCTTGTACACGAACTTGATAACTCTTGTTAAGCGTACCGGGATAGATTACATCACCAGCTACGAAACGATTCTCAGCAAATTTCAGGGTGAACTGAGTTTTGTTCAGACCTGCTGCTGCGCCACCCGTAAGGGTGTTTTCCATAATCAAGGCAGGGCGTTCAGATGCACCACGGAGCATCCATTCCCATTCTGATTTGTCGATGACAAGTTCTGACTTGCCACCTAAAATTACTGAGAGGGGGTTTTCACTATAGCGATAAGCAGAGAAGATTTTTTGCATATTATCATACATCATCTCCGGCTTTGCGACTAAAGCACGACCCAAGTGGTTCAACTCAGTATGATTCGAATGCCACTGCATTTTCCGAATCACCATGTCTTTAATTCCTACTGAAGCCATTGGTTAATTGATTTTAGTTAAATAATTTATCGATTTCTATCCATTTGTTCCCAAAGTGGGACTTGTGTTTTTGATGCGCCAGATTTTTTACTTCGTGGCGGTGTTTTTCTTTGTAAATCTTTTTCAGTTTTTGAGATGACCTCTGTCGCTCCTTTCTTCTTTACAATGTCAAGCTTAAAGTCATTTCGCAAAACATAGTCTAAAGCAATTAATTTATCAGGATCAGAAAACGCATCTCGGAGCATTTGCGTAAGTTTTGTTTCATACTTTTTAGTCTCCTTGTTGTATTCCGTTTTCTTTAAAATGTCCCGTTCAATTAATTTTTTATCTCGTGCCGACAATCCGATATCGTTATATCCAGTTGTCTTTTTCAAATGATTCGCAACCATTTGCTCACGTTCACGAGCCGCTTGTATTTGTTGCTGTTGTTGCTGCTTCTTTTGTTCAATCTCCTGTTGGATAAGTTGGCTTTCGGCAGCTTCTAACTTGGAATAAAGTTCCGTGGCTTCTTCTTCCAACGATCCTTCGTCTTCCAGGAAATCAAGTTCTCTCTTAACTCGTGCTGCACTCTTGCCTTCAATCTGCGTATAGTAGTATTCCAAAAATTTACGTTGGTCTTGTTCTGTTTCCATCGTAAATTGTTTGGATGCACTTTGCTGACGCAGCGATTGAAAGTCTTTCCAACTACCTCCTTTCAACAAATAATCGACAAGTTTATACGAATCCTGATCAAGCGAATTAGCCATTTCGTTAAATTGCTCTAATACTGCTTGCTGTATCTTGCCTTCAATCTTTTCTTGCAGCACTACATCATCAACTTCTTCATCATCGTTTAAATCAATGATTCCAAGTTCATGAAGCATTTTTGCCGCAGCACTATGTCCTACTTCTTCTTCCTCGTCTTCCTCGTCTTCCTCGTCTTCTGAAACTTCTTCCGAATTTTCCTCAACTTCAGCAGTAGGAGTATCTTCAGTATCAATCTCATTGTCTTCAGGTTCCTCTTGCAGTTCTTCCTGTGTCTCCTCTTGCGGAGTTTGTGGGGTTTCTTCTTCCGTTATAAGAAATCCTGCTAACGGATCATCGTCATCCCATGTGATAGTGTTTGGTTGTTCTTTGCTCATAACAATTTTTTATATAAAAAAAGTTTCAATTTGTAAATAAATTCTATTTATTCGCTTGTTTTTCTGCCTTTTTCTGCTCTATTTTCTTTTCTTCAATGTCTAATTTACGTTTGTCAACCTCTTTTTGGTGTTCAAACTTTCGTTCCTCTAATAACTGCTTTCCAATCTCATAGGTGTCAGGAATATTGTTCTGATTTAAATCTCCCTCCTCCGCAAACCCGGACGAGAATACAATCTGCTTTTTCAAATCCCACTCACCCTTGCGCTCAATTTCCATTAGTTTAGTTTCTCGCTCAAACTGCAACCTTTGCATCTCCATCTGATGTTTTTGCTGCTCCATTTCTTGAGCCGCCTGAATTTGTTGCTGCTGCATTTGCTGTTCTTGCTCCTGCTTTTCTCGTTCAGACTTTCTCAATAATTCCTCTGCTTCAATGAGCGAATCCTGTCGCATAATGTTGATAATATCCGACATTCCTATTGAACCGGACTGCATTCCAAACTTTGCAATTTCATTTACAGTTTGGCGAATCTCCGTAATCTTTCTTGAGTTGCTCACATAGATACCATACGAAGAATTAGCCAATAGTACAGGATCGACTTTTAAATAAGCGTAGGTGTGGTCATCTAAGATATAAGACAACACCACGGGGTCTTCTTGCGTATACACTACTTTAGCAGACTCAATCAAAGCCTGTAAAACGTTCTGCTTTACTTTTGCCCTCTTACTAAAGAACACCTCTAATTTATTTGAGGTAAGATTTAAGGCTTGGTTGACATTCTTGACTGCCTCTCTTTCTTGGATTTGACCTTCCAATGTTTTGGTTACTCCGATGGATTCTCCAGCTTGTTGGTCAATGTAACTCAGCAGGGTCTGGTAACGGGCAATGTCTGAGGTATTTGTCATATCTACCTCCTTGACAAACTGAGCAATACCCTGCGGATTAAACCTATCCCCCTCTTGTTTGGAGTTAAGGTAAATGATACTATCAGATTCGATGTAGTATTGCCACTTAGGTAAATCAAGATTCTGATTCAGCGGAATGGCATTCATGTCCACCGCAAACTTTTTACCTTTGTCTCGTGCAATGGCAAGTTCCATTCGATACCACAGAATGTTATAAAGATACTGATAAGGACGAAGCCTATCCATAAAGGAGGTGAGTACAGAGTTTGTATTGTCATATACTGCACCAACGTAA